CATAATATCAATAGCACTTCTTGCCGACGCGACATTGTTATTCAGACGATTTCCTCCCGCTTGATTTTGATCACTACTTGCGCCTATTAACGCCAAGCCGATATCACTGACATTCTTCTGGGCTTTTCCTCCGGTTGCAGTAGAAAATGCTCTGTCCTTAAAGAAAGACTGATCCTCATCAAGAATGTTTATACCGTCAAATCCCCCGTAGAAAATATTGGTGAATTTGGCGAAATCGCTAAACCGATTGAACATTACTGAACTAGTGCTCAATAAGGAGGCTAATGTGAATCTGTGTGTCTTAATACCGTCACTGATGGTGTAGGTCTTGTTGTTGAGCACTCCATTGCGTAGATAGCACGCCTCCAGCATGTGATCCCGAGCAGTAGCAGTGACATATGTCACTGCATCAGTAATCACTGGGGGTGAGGATGTGGAGTTATTACCGAGCGCCACTCTGGCCAGCGTAAACTTATTGTTGTTAAACGCATCCCGACCTGAGCCTGTGACAAGCATATCCAGCTTTTGGATTCCAGCGAACTTGGAATAGGCACTGATCAGTGGGTTTGGATCACTACTTACATTAGCATCAAGCAGTGATAGGACCGCACTTCCCCCCGGTAACGAAGATGTCAACGGGAGGCGCTCTGATTTAACACCCCAGTAATATCTGCCGTCCACCCGCTCATTGTTGCCAGGAAAGCCTACCCAACTAGGCGACGTTGATTCTTCAACCTTCCCTCTCGTCACCTTGAATCTGAGTGGTACTGGCGGCACAATTGATCCGGACAGTGGTCCGCCGCTGGCGGACGTATCAACTTTTCCACCGATCCTCGCCGAGGACCGTCCATCCGCTGAGCCATAAGTGATGCCATCTGCACCCTTTAGAGCGGTAGTAATTGTGTCTGTAAGTGTATCACTCGTCTTAAGGATCGGAAGACCATGAAAACCAAATGGTAAACTCTCACGAGGAACATCGCTCTCTTCAACAGCACTGTTCATGACAATTCGAATTCGTCTGGACACGTTAGGATACTTTCCGGAAATCACCAGTCTACGTTCATCCGGATCCTCCTGGTCAAAGTTGAAACGAACTTTTTTGTCTCCTACCTGTCTAGCGACGTAACGATCAGAATCCGGGTTTAGACTACATTCTGGATATCTCTCAAGGATCTCCTGACTAGTGTCTGTGTCACCGAATGCTCTTAGCTGCACCTCAAAGGATCCGAACTTATCTTTATCGTCTGTGCTAGCACGCAAATTTGCGATGGAAATCTTGTACTTATCATTTGCATTAGCGCCGTCGGAGAGCGTCTCAAAGTGGAATAGATCGTACTCTCTATTTCCAAAGGGCTGCGAAATGAAAGCAGTCGTCCTGGGTGTCGTGTATCTTGTATCAAATCTCCCAAATCCATCGAGGAAACTCAGTGTAGTATCACCAGAATCTTTTGATGTATTCTGAGTTCCGGAGAGGAGACCCACTGTTACAGAGACTGTGCTTGCTACTGTCTCTTCCACAGCCAAATCCAAATAAAGCAAATGATTTTCTGACTGGAATTTTAACGGATCTGTATTTAACACCTTCGAGATGTAGTTGGCATCATTAGGGTCAAGAGAAGCAGACAGCACCCGAATACCAGCAGAATTATCATCCTTAGAAAATGTGGCCCCGACAGAGGAGCTAATTGCTAGCTTAAAGTACTTAGCAACTGTGAGCGGCGTGCCCGATATAGCTGCAGTACCGACATAGTCATCGGACGTGTTGCTATCTGAGTAAGAGGCAGTGGCATGAAGAAGTTCAAGCTTAGTGCCAGTGGCAGTGAATATCACGCCCCTCACGAGTCTCACAGTATCAGCTGTTGCATCCCGAGTTGCGCCGGGGAATGAATTATTATCAGTGAAAATAGGGTAGCCTATTTGCTCATAAACGGGCACTGTGTGTGAAGCAACAATAAGCTGTACTGCACCCTTATGCCGCCTTTCATCGTCCTCGGACTCCACTGAGCCCTTGATTCTAAAACCAGCATTAGTGACAGTACCCTGTACCTCAGTATTCGAAATATCTGTTGCTGACTCATTAGCACCAGCACCCAGGAGGCGCATATAGGTGAGTGACGTCTTGTGATTCAGGAACTCTCGAACTGCGTATGGTCCAAATCGATCCGGATCAAGTGAACCAAATCTAGTCTCAAAATCAGCGAATGATCCCACAGTCACAGGGACGAATGCCGGACCACGGTCTGCAGTGCCAATAACACCGCCGGGGGTCCCGCTCGGCGTTGTATCTCGAGCCGATAAATCTATCTCCTGCTCAAAAAAGCCAGGTGAACGAAAAGTTTGCTCAGCCATCATATCTCCTAGAACAATCTATTACTGCCATAAGTATTATGCGGAAACGCAAAAAAAAGGGGGAATGGTAGCTCACATTAGAAATTCCCTTAATCAGCGATGTTCAAAATATCCTCTTTCAAAACCGTCTCCCCGCTACGACGGATTCTAGATTTCACAAAGACCCTTGTCGCGTCGGGCTCTCCGGTAAACGGATTGTACTCTATCTTTAATACCTGTATGTTACTATCTGATTCAGCCCCACCCACATTAGCAACAGGCAATGATTTAACCGGATGCATGGAACCAGCGTGGCCAATTGCCTGGCCGGGGAGTGGATCATCGACTGTTCTCATGTTATCCAGTACATAATCATTGGTGTCACCGGATGGAATGTTGGACGGTGGTGTATTCGCAAAATTATTGATAGTGAGAATATCTGAATTAAAGCTTATATCGGGCGCAGAGACATACTTTCGAAGTACATTTTGGGAGCTGCTAAAGGCAGCACCTATGATATAGGCAGGTACTGTTATATTAAAAGAATATCTTACCAATCGCTCGCTATCTGTGAAATCATCAAAATTGTTACCGGGCGCGAGGTCCTCATCAATGTACCCCACGAACCAATACCCTTTTGGGGTCTCTAGTCTAAAGGTTCTTTGAGAGTAAGATTGGTACAGCGACATCAATCCCATGATCATGTCATTCATCTGCACAGTATACTGCGACCAAAATGTTACCTCATACGTCGTTGTATAATATTTTGGAGGCGGCAACGTGATGATCTCAAATATATTTTTCCCCAAGTCTGGCTCTAATAGGCGGCCGTGCACGGAATCACTAGTCCGAGGTCGACCCGGGCGGCGAGTTGCAATCCGGCCGGCCAGACTGCCAGTGATGTCAGTAGCTTTAGCCGAAGGAGAGACCAGACTATCTGAGTTGACAATTGCGTGTTTGTTGATCAACCGTTGATACAAAGGATCCTTAGGGCTCAGCCTCTTTTTAATCGTGAGGTCAGCATCTTGATTAGTTCCGGCGCCCATGCTAGGCGCTTGGGTCACACCTGCCCTCATAATGGAGACAAGTGGTAAAATTAGAGCACCAGATCTATCACGAAGAGGCTCCTTTCGACGAAGAACTGCGAATCTTTCACCCGTCGCAAATATCACAGGTGCACGACGAGTACCCTGTTTATGGTGATAGGTAAATGGCAATTGTTTATTGAACAACTCAAATACAGATCTATCAACATCTTCTATCGTACAATTTGGGACATCAAAATCATCAGGTATAGAGTTTCCCTGTTGAATCTCAGCAGCTCCCTTTCCTGTGTCATCTGTTCTTATAGACATATGTTACCTCTTAAGAGTCACTGTAGAATGATGATTCTATTGTGCCCACTTCATTCTCAGATCCACCGCCGCCCTTTGAAGACACCTCAGCCGGCCCAGTTATTGGTTTCTCCAGAATACCTCGCTTTTGCAACGATCTCTGATCAGCTGTCGGTCCTAATCTATTCTCTTCAAACCCACGCTGCTGAACAAACGTGTCCTGAACTGCATCAGCATCAGTATAAGATTCATCCGTGGGTCCTATTGGTAGTCTATCAATCAAACCCATGCGAGCCTGCTTGCCCACCAATTGTAAGCCTACACTGTGCTCAATTTGTCCGTATACAGTACTCTCAATAATCGCACTCGTTATCTCAAAAAAAACTGTACCATAGCTAAAAAAGTCACCCTCTTCAGGATCAATGTCCCTATCCAGGAGATCCCTCTCGTGCAAGAAGATAGTGATTGTACTGAGACTCTCACTCGCATATCTTCCCGTTGTCACCTCCTGAGGCTGCCATTCAACACGTGCCTCAATCTCAACGGGGGGATCGAACACCTTATCTTCTGCTTCCTCATAAACATCATGGATATCTGTTAGGTCATGACGAACCTTATAAAAGAAGATCTTCTGTCCAGCGACATCCTTAATGACTTCCTTGGTGAGGTCTGAAATTAAGTCAATCTCTCGCGAGGTGATGAAAAGTCTAGACATGGATCATTATCCTACGATGATAGCTCTGCCATTTGGTGGTGGAATTCCCAGTAGGACTTTCCTTAAGTTCTCACTGGCCACAGCCTCATCCTCAAGCATGGCGCTGTATGTCAATTCCGAGAGCATCTCACCCAAACTCTCACGAAGAGAAGTCTGATCTTCCCTTCCGTTCCCTACTAACTCAGTACCGTTCAATTGTAAGTCTGCGCCTGGTATGGGGACAGTAGCGAACTTAGAACGTATCAATCCGAGCAACTCAGTCGACAAGGCCTGCGCGTACTGTCTCACCCACTGACGGCCTATTGAGTTGATCTTGGAGAACTCAAGCCTACCAAACGGCACATTGGATAAATTGCTCACTCCGTATATCGTAGCATCATTGTAAGCAGGTTTCATGGGATCCGGAGCAAATCCGACCCGCACCCATAACTTCTTGGGTTTCACCGGAGAGCCCGTGGGCATTGGATAAATTCGTATTTTGGTTCCAGATATCTTATATGAATAGTTACTTCTTCTCACTCTAGTGGACATATCCAACATTCCGGCGCGCAATACATCCTCAAAGACAGGTAATATATAGAAGACAGTCTCAGGTGTGAAGGACTCAAACGCAAACTCATTAGCAAGGTAATTTGTCGCGCTGGTCGTATCAAAAAATCTGTAGGCATTCGATGGGCTGTGATGAAAGACCTCTAGTATCTTCATCTTAGTCTGTGGGCTGTTTAATGCATTCGAGAAGAGGGTATCTCCATTGTCATCCTTAAGATCTGTGTATAGATCGTAATCCTGAACCTTCGCTGTCGTAGTGATAGATCCGGATAAGGTGTTATAAGACCCTCCCATAGCGGACTCCATCCCATACGGCTCTGCGCGGCGGAGCATGAAATCAAAATTCTCTCTGGGGAATCTCTGCTCACTTCCAGTCAGAGATCCCGTTGCCATACCTAAGAGGTTAGAGAGCTGCGACTTTGCCTGGTGCTCGTTGACAATTGCTCCGTAGAGACAAAACGACTCCTCGAAACACGCCCAGATCTGTTTCTTCGTTAGCTCAACAGATAGAATATCATCACCCAGCTTTCTTTTGATAAAGGTGACCATACCGTCAGCTTCAGTCTGAAAATCAGTGTCTGTATCAAAAAAACCAAACGGTGTTGGGCTAGTAGTATTGGCAAATGTGGCCATTTATTCGATCCTCCACTCCCTGTAAAAACTTCTTCTATTTTGTCTCAGAGTGCCTGGCATTTTTCCTCTCATATAATTTTCATCAACCAGATATAAGCCGCCATCCCGAACTGTACCACAGCAAAAACTGTTATTGCTCTCGTGCGAAAAATCTTAAGTTCCTCTATGGAAATCAGCAGGTCTTTCATTTGGGTCGGAGATATGATATCATCCAATTTTTCTTTCCACACTCTTAGTTCATCTACCTTATCTTCCCGAACTTGCATCTTTGCAATCTCTTGCCGGACTTCTTGCACTTCAGATTTAAGAGAGTCAATACCATCTGATAACGTCTCAAGCTCCTTAAGCACTAATCGAGAGTACTCATTCCATCCATTTTGATGGTCTTCTGGCATTACTCCTCCTCGTCCTGCATCAACAGGCCCCGAAGACGGCTAGCTAATAAAGCTCTTGTCGTCATGTTATTTATTTTTTTATAATCCCCTCGTCTTCCCTCTGTCTTCTCTGCGATGTCTTCCAGACAAGCTAAAATAATCGCGTTGGATGTGACGTCCCACGAGACACCTGTGACGCCGCATATTTCCTTATTTTCATCGTGTCGGGGTAATAGTTTTACGTAAAAAACACTGTCTTCTGTTCTCGCAAAATAATCAACCCGGGCCCCTTCAAGTGCCCTCGCATGACTCTTTATAGACAGTTCTTTTACCTTGTCAGAAAGAAATAAATCATCCAGACAGCTAGCTTTATGACAAATAAAACCATTCCCACGTTTGGATAAAAGAGTGCTCTCAGCAGAGATAGACCACATAGTCACTGGGATAGGGAAAGTCTCAAAAAACTCTTCGAAAAGCTGCATATCTTTCTTTAGCTGAGTGTCTCTATCACTCAGATCATTGACGAGTGACTTCAAATTCTCCAGACTTTCACTGCGAAGCTTATTCATGTAACATAACTATTTGACTTTCGACTAACTAAGTGAATAGGTGGGCATATTCCTCAGAGCGCTACTTCTGATTCTTGTCAGTAATACTTTTTTTTTTAATTCAACTCATGAAATGCACACACAAAATATAGATGACGAGAAAGATCGAATAACAAAAAAATGGGTGGGGGTAACAAGCACCCCCACCCATCTGGCTCTATCATATTACTAGTATGTTAGCTAGCGTCAGTATTAGGCGACTACTGGCATACCCGCAACAGCAGTAGCTCCGGCTGTAGCTCCGGTATTACGACCAATGCAAGCCCATCCAGTTCCAGTCCAGATGAAAGAGCAAGTTTCGCCTATATTAGTCAAAGTGAAGTTCGCATAAGCACCATCAGTAGTAGTCGGCGTTATGGATGACGCATTAGTAGCATGCATACTAATGAAATGCTTGACTTGTCCTGTCGTGACACCGTCAGCCAAAGTTACGGCCATCGTGTCGCCGTCAGACGTAATTAGTGATATTGTTGTTGTAATACTGGCAGCACCAGCGGCAGTTATGTTTTCAACACCGAGTACTAATCCGCCAAAGAGCTGGGCATTCGAATTCACAAATAATCCCTGACCCGATGATTGAACTAATCCTTTCTTGTTGGTAATTGTTACTTTTGGCATAATCTTTCTCCTTTGTCCGCATGCCTTCGGCTCGCCGGCGGGGTCGACTGATTAAATGAACCGGGCCTGGTTATGGGCTATAAGTATTTCTATAGAATTATTAGATTAGAATAATATAAAAAAAGGCGCCCTAGTTTTCACTAGGGCGCCCAAAGGCTAAGACTGCCTCAACTATTTCTAGATGATGCTCATGTCCATGCACGTGACGGTACCGTAGAAGTCCGCTCGAACCATCTTCTTGCCGTAGCGAGTCATGACACCCTTACGCGGGGTGAAGTCCTCGGGCGCGAAGATCGTCGGAGTGACAATCAGCGGTACATACGGAGCGTATACATAACCAGTCTCAAGGTAGCTTCCGCCCTTGTAGCCGACGAGGACCTTATTCCGGGGGAAGTAAGGATCCTTGTAGACCGTGAAGCGGTTGCTCAGCGTTCCAGTCTTCTCAGCACCGATGACCATTCCACCAACCTGGCCATCCCCGTCGAGGGTGTAGCTGGGCTTGTAGAAGATCGAAGCCTCGAGGATGGTGGCAACATCAGGACCGACAACGACGAAGTTAGCAGAACCACGCAGCGTCTTGCGATGGACCTGGTTACCCACGTCAATGATGGTCTCGATCAGAGTCTCATACCACTCACGGACCGTGCCACGCCAGGCAGGCCCAGGTGACAGAGAGTCAGTTGCAGAGGCCTCAGCGCCGGTCTCCTTATTAACGAACTTACCAGGCGCGCGGGACCAATAGAAATTGGCTGCCTTGGCCTGGGTCAGAAGGTCATTAAGCACCTCGCGATCAATCTCCAGAGCGATCTGCTCAGAGAGGATCTGAGTTAACTCTACCTCAGCGTCGAGGCTGTGGTAGGCATTCAGGTCCTGGGCTAGTTCTGGTGACCACTTAGCGCGTAGCTTACGAGTGTTAGCCACGACTGCCAGTGCCTGCACCTTGATGTCGATCTCAGGAATCGCCGGAGACGGATCGGTAGCGAAGTCCGATTCGAAAGCCGGAATCACCAGTGTATCAGCAGTGTTGACAGTAGAATCAAGTGCTGCGCCGAGTGGGAAGGACACAGTCATCCGATGC